GTGCAGCATCCATCATCTCTGGTGACATGCGCTCCATTTGACCATCAACTTCGTAAGACATTTCCATCTCTGGCATCGCACCCACGACACTCTCAAACATCTCACGCTCTTTATCTGATAGAGTGCCGCCGTTTTGAATGCGTTGACCAATCGCCATCAACTGCTGAGATGATTCTTCATCCATATCACCGGGGCGAATGTTTTGGAGAAACTTCATCACCAGTTGAAAATCTGGGTTCATCTGCATTTCTTCATCCATAATCTTAATCCTTTTCTATATTCCTGCCCCAAAGGGGTTGGATGGGTCAAATCCTGCTCTTGGTGGGTTGCGAACATAATCGGGGTCAAAAAGTTCAGGATATGGGTTGGGCAACGGAACAAGTTGATCTGGATCATAATTAAGGACAGGATTACCCGCTGCATCATACTCTGTTACATTACCATCTGAATCTGTCAGCTTATATCCTGAGACATATCTTTCTTCCCCAGTATCGATTTCCACATCACTACCTGTAGCGGTGTTGGCAAACTGATCCATCTCTAGATATTTACCATCAGGGGTTAAGTATGCCTTAGATCCATCCGCAAGTGTGACTTCACGAACCAGTTCATTTATTTTCTGGCCGCTCGCGTATTGGCGCAAGTAGCTTGGGGAATACGCACCTAAACCACCACCCTTGTATCTTCGGGTATATGTCTCAGATGTGGGGCGTGTAGCATATACGTTCTCACGCCTAAATTGATCAGACGGCATACCCTCATCAACAAGACCCGGATCATTGGAGCCAGATTCACCCTCAGTACCACCACCTATTGTGTAACCCGGACCCGGTGCAGTATAGCCAGTTCTGGCGGCTATACTCTTGCGTGATTCACCTCGCGAAAGATTCCTCAATGCCCCATAAGCCAGACCGTAAGGAGTTTTACTTAAAAATCCAGCAATCCCAGTCGGAGCTAAACCAGATCCGTAGGGCGTAGCACCTATTGAATTAGATATCCCAGACGCAAAGTTTCCTTGCAATCCACCGACAGCCTCTGCCTCTTCCGCTGTGACAAAGCCGTCACCATCTCTATCAGCCGCACGACCACCACTTCTAGCAAAGCCAGCGCCAGCAACATTTATTCCACCGCCATCCCTTCTGTCATTAAGGGCAGATACAACTGTACCGTCAGCTTTGGTGTATCCCCATTTATCATCTGTGTTCGTTGCACTATTTATATTCGCTTCAACAGCTTCTTTTGTTAAGCCTGTTGCCGTCGCTGTAGCAGCTATTGTTGCTGCTCTAGCGTCTGCTGCTTTTTTGTCTGCTATTGCCTTGGCCTTGGCCTCAACTGATTTTGGCCTCGCCATGGGCCTGAATGCTGCCAATTCAGGATTTGATGTCACTGCCGCTGTCGCTGCCACATCCTTGGCAGCTTGAACGGCTTGGTCATATGCAATAGCTGCTTCTACAACAGCATTTTGGGCAGCAGATCCAGCCTTAGTCCCTTTGGCCGCTTTTTCTGCTGTAGAAAAGGCACTTCTCGCCTTTGCCCTATCAACATTTGCTGCAAATTGAGCGCCTGTGGCTACCGATTTATCTGCACCTACAACCCCACCGATCTCGCCTTGTTCTGCGCTGTAGCTTGTTATACCCAGATCTTCATCTGCCTTATCCATGCCCACCACATCGCCGGGACCGCCATCGGCCTCACCACCACCATCTCCGTTGAAAACAATCCTCGGCATAAATCCAAGGCCCATCATCTCCATAAGTCTAGTCATGCTACTTTCCTATACCAATCGCCAGATCGCGTATTTCCATCGGGGTATATACGCACACCATTCCCAATTTCTTTATCAGGATATTTCTTTGACACGGCCAATCGAACATCCCTAGCAAACTTAATAACTTCTCGGAAACCAAGCCTACACTGGAACTTAGTGAAGTAAAAAACTTCGCCGTCTTCCCGCGCATACGCCTCATCTCCATTCCACAAGTCACTGTCTATCTCTTCCTGAGTGAAAAATCCATAGGCGCAAAACCCTGTCACTTTTCCATCCACCCTATGAACCAAACACTTACCGTGCTTTATTGCATAGTACACAGAATTTCTCTGGCTCCAAACGCTTTTCTTCGCGTAGTACGGATCATTTAAGATCAAATCCATCACAGCGCCAAGTAAGCAGTGGTCCATTTTAAAAGCTCAGGTTGTAATTAAATCCGATTGTGGGGTCAGATTTATTTGAATCAGAATACTCAAATCGGCCACCTTTGCCGACATTTATGCCAAGTGTGCCAGAGTAATAGGGATCTGAGCCACTTTGTTTTTGCCGATTTGCCGTGACATCAAACATTCCCATGCGAGCGCCAATCCCGATCTTGGTGAAAGTCCCTACGTTTGAATTGCTAAAAGTTTGGTTCATGCTGGGGATATTCACATTTTCATCTGTAAATGTTCTAGCCCCAAGTAAAGATCCAGTCAGATCAAGATCGCCATCCATGAGCTGTAAGTCACCGTCAACTCCAGCGCGAATGGTTTTTGATCTAACATCTGAGCTTAGAAAATCATCTGAAAAGTTTCCCCTCTGATCAGTGTACCCAATAGATGGGGTAATAGATCCCTCTTCACCGCCAAATGTCTTTTTGATGTTGGCCTCTAAGATAGAGCCGCTTGGACCTGAACTGTATCGAAGATCACCAGAAACTGGCAGTTCAAGTCCAGTCATATCAAGGCTCAAATCTCTTTTATTGTTAGGCATCAACCCATCCTTTGTTGTGGCTGTGGTTGTGGGGGTTGCGCTGCCACATTCATCTGTGGTTGTGGCATTGCGTCTGCAATTGCACTCAATGCACCCATATCACCAGCGCCCATCCTCTCGCGGATCTCTGCGACTTTGTTCATCAGGTATTTATTCATATCCATTGGAGGACCACCTTGTGGTCCACCCTGCGCGGGAGAAGGCACAGGGGGACCACCTTGTGGACCCTGCTGTGGTGGCAATCCACCAAAAGCAGCAGGATTAATTGGAGGGAGCCTATACTGGGGGTACATTGTTTTTAATTGCCTCCATTTGGATTTTAGCTGCGTTCTTTTCTCGCTCAAGCTGCAATTCTGCCTCTAGCTTGGTGACCTTGGCCTGTAAATCGGCTTGCGCCTTGGCCATGTCGATCTCCATATCCTGACGCGCCTCTGCCTCTTTGATCTGAATATTCGACTGAGCCTTGGCCTGATCTGCTTCGATCTGGGCTTGTGTTCTCGCCTTCAGAGCTTCTGTCTCCAACTTGGCCAGTTCTTGTGCGTATTGCAACGGATTTCCTTGCTGCCCCTGCTGACCACCCATGCCTCGGATTGCCTCTATCTGCTTCATCTGAGGTGATGCAGCCACAACTTGTGCTGCACGTTGGCTGATCAGGCGATCTTGCTCTGGATCTACATCCTCGAACTTGATCATCTTTTCTTTGAAGTCGGGCAGTGGCGGCATTGGCATATTGACACTTGCTGCCATGCGTTGGCGATACAGCAGCGCGATATGCTCTGCGATGTGTGCGATCAACACAGGCTGCATTGCCTTCGCGCCGGGGTTGCCTGCCAGTGATGGATCTTGCAGGAACTGCATGTGAACCGCAATGTGCGCGTCATGGTCTTGCTCTGGGAATGCGCGGATTGGTTTGCCGTACATCACGCTCATGTTCTCATCAATTGGGTCCATCTGAACAGCGTCTTCTGGCTTCTTCAGTATCTCATCGATGTTTGGTATGCGGATCGCTTCGTACATCCGCTTATATGCTGAATACAAATCATGGAGCTGGGGAGCAGATCGCGCCATTTCCAAGACAGCTTGTGCCTGTGCGATGCGCTGGGCTGTCGAAAAGATATTCGGGTCCGACACTGGCACAATGTCAATGCGATCATCAAAGTCGCTGCGATAGATAACATCTGCCGCTCCAACCTTTGCAAAGCTGAACTCATCAGGCAAGTTCTCTGCGTTCAATTCAGCCAGCAGCTTGAACTCTTGACCCTGCGCGTAGTGCAACCGTTTGTGGATTGCGCTGAATGCCTTGGACCCCTGCTCAATTAGAGCGACTGTAGATCCAACTGGGGCGTTGGGGTTCACGTCACCGACATTGAGATCTGCCGTACTAGCAAATCGCTGACCAGCATCAACCATGTAGCCAAGCAGATTGAACAGAGAACCCGAAGGCTCCTTGAACGGCAGCGGCATGATCGCCTTGTTGACATCATCAACTGTACTGTCGAGATCCACAAACTCACCGGGGCTGATCTGCATATCGCCGCCATTGACACGGCCACGCAATTTGAATCCACCCTGCATGTTTGCAAATGCGGCGCTGTCGAGCAGGGCGCGGAGCGATCCAGTCGCTGCTTTGCCCAATCCACCGATCATGTGGTACAGGCCAAAGCCATAGAACCCTAGACCGGGCAAGAACTTGTAGCTCACAAACCAGTCACGGCGCTTCTTCATCTCATCGTCTTGCTTCCAGTTACGTCTAACACTGACAACGCGCTGGTTTTCATAGTCGATGGTTATGACATATGGGATGGCGACAGCATTTTCGTCTGCCTCATCGCTATCCATTTCTTTGCCATCGATGCCCTCGAACAAATCATAGACGTGCATTTCGAGCAGCGTCATCACATCGTCTTGGCTGTTGTCGCTGTATTCATCGACGCCTTCGATCTCTCCGATTACGTCATCAATAGGATCGATGCTGTCACCAATGTAGGCTGTCGGGAGATAGTAACCGTTCTGGACATAGCGATTGAAATCATTTTTCGGCATACGGATGACGTGAGTGTAGCGTGGGCTGGTGTAGAGATCCTTGCTCTCTGGAGCCACAACAAAATCTTCAGCCTTTACAAACTGGCTGCACTGCCGATCCATGTTGGCATCCCACCAGACCTTCTTGAAAGTGTGGCCGATCAGCGGAAGGTGAAACAGCATTTGGTCCAGATCAGGGAAATACTCAGGCATTTCCTGCGTGATCTGGTAATTCATAAACTCGCGCACTCTGCGAGCTTGCTCTTCCATTTTTTCGTCTGGCTCACCAACGATGACAGATTTGACTGGACCACCTGATGGGTACAGCTCCGCGACAGCGCGAGCGTTGAACTGGGTAGCTGCCTCTGCGATTAGTGGGTGGATAACGATGGACAGACCGCGAGTTGCGCGTTCATCTTCGCTTTCATCAAGGCCACCGTCTGGATCTAGCGTCTTCAAGCCTTGCTTGTAGCGATGCTCCCACTCAGATCTGGCTTCCTTGTCGTTCTCAAAGAACCCGATCAGCTCTTGCCCCTTGCGCTCCAGCTCTCGTTCATCGATTGCTTCTGCAAGGTTTTGATCAAACTCTGCGTCCTCGACTTCCTGCATCATGTCTAATTCTGGATCACCAATCAGGACATCGCCGTCTGGCAGCTCTTCGATCATTAGATTGTCGGCAGGAGCGCCTTCAGCAAATGGGATAATGTTTTCTGGTTCAGCCATACATCGTCATCCTTCTAGTCTCTACAAAATCGTCATCATCGGGATCTTCGCTATGCCCAACAAACCATCCTCTGCGTAAGCGTAACCAAGCCTGAGTGCATGTATCAACAACATCATCATTCGGATGTGCTGGAAACGCCGCGCATATATCAATTAAATCTTTAGCCCACTTTCGATTGGAAGGGAAGAAAATCCTGCCATCTTCCAAAAGTGCGCTCGAAGCATGGGCGCGAGCTTCCTTGTCTCGGTCTGGGCTGTAGGCCAGAACTGGTACGCCTGCCATGCGTAAATCTTGCAGGAGCGACTGGCCTGACGCCTTCTTCTCAATCAGCACTGCGTCAGGCTCCCAGTCATCGTATGCCTCTTGAGCCAAGCGCCGTAGGTCAGGATAGCTGACTTTGTCGTACCAACACTCAAGCACAATAGCGCAATCGTGGCCGTTGTGTTTAAACACGCCCCACGTTGTTCGTGCGCTGAAGCTGGAGCTTTCCTTGGCTTCGAATGCGGTATCGTATGATTGCAGCACATATTCGATGTCAGGTAAGTCTTCCTTCTCCCAAGGAACCCACCAGCTCGCCTTTAGGATTCCACCACCCTTTGGCGATGGGCGCTGCTGTAGTTGCCCAGCCGCTGCGTAGGAGCCAAGGCTGCGCTCTAGGTTTGACAGTGTCCTGTCATCGATACGTTCAGGCCAGAGCAGCTCACCCTCCTCTGTGCGTGGATCTGAGAACCCCAGCATTGACTGGCTTGGCGTTGGGTGACCAATTTCATATCGGGCAGGAAGGCACAGGTGATCCCACTCATCACCAAGCTGATTTGAGAGGATATGCCCGGTCAGATCTTGCTCATGGACGCGCTGCATTATGATGACGAATGCGCCAGTGCGGGGATCGTTGAGCCGCGTCTGCATCGCCTGATCCCACCACTCCAGAACGCCTTCACGCACCTTGGAGCTGTCGCTGTCCA